TGCTGATGGCCTCCCGCTCGATGAACACGCCCTTGACCTGCATCCTCGCAGCGAGGTCCGCCTGGGAGATGCGTTTGGTCGCCCGCACCTGGTGGATGCGGTCGCCGGAGATATTCTTTTGTCCCTCAAAATCGTAAATCTTCACACGCAGCCCCTCCTTGGCACCTTGACAGTACCACGGAAAAGGGCTATCTTTGTAATAAAGATTTACAACCTTTATCGTTTTGGCACAAAAAGTGGGAATATCTCACTTCACGTCCGGCAGCTTCTCCAGCATACCGGCGGCCTCCAGCAGATTGTAGATGATCTGGGCCGTGGCCTCGCGGGTGATGGGCTTCTGCCATCCATAGTTGCCCGCGCCGTCTCCGGCGAAGATGCCCTTGCGCTTGCAGTAGTCGGTAGCCTCCTTGGCCCAGGCGGAGGGGTTGTCCCCGGTGTCGGCGCAAGAGGTTAGTTGCTTTCTTGCCTCGTTAATATCCATGTCGAAATCCTCCTTGTTGTCTGTTTTGGTGTAGTACGCCGGGAGGCCAAAGCCCCGGAGGTACTTTCCGTTTACATTGAGCGTCCGCTCCTTGACGCTGTTCGAGAAATTGCCCTCAATGACCTTGAGGACGCGCCCGTTCACGCTGGACACAATTCCCACATGGTCGGCGGCTCCCTGGTCGTCGCCGGAGTCGTTGTCCTGCCAGTCGTAGAAAACCACGTCGCCGGGCTGTGGCGTGATACTCTCGTCCTCCTCCCAGCGGCTCACCGCATGAGAACGATAGAGGGAAATCATAGCCTCGCACCCACATTCGAGCGGCATAATGTCCGAGAGGCCGCATTTGATAGCGACGGCGGAGACGAACGTCGCGCACCATGCGTCCGTGTACTGCACCCGATAGCCCCTTGCAAGGGGCTTGTGGGCGTTGTAAAGATCAATGATGGCTCGGTGGCTTCCGTCGCTTTCCCTGCGGCCCAGCCAGCCCCTGGCCGTGTTCACGACCTTTTGCCGTAGCTGCTGCTCCGTCATGCCGCGCCGCCTTCTTTCAGAACGCCGTGGTTGAGTTCGTAGACGGCGGCCTCAATGAGCGCGTCGATGCGGTCCTCGTCCAGGGTGATGCCGTGCTCCGCCAGCCAGTTGAGGACGTAGGCTTTCTTCTCCTCGCCGCGCCCGCTGCCACGGTAGATTTGTTCCGCAGCCGTCACGGCGATTTTCACCCAGGCATTGATC